GTTCGATAATCTTGTTCTTGATTTCTAGTTGACGCTTTTCCCTTTGGATCCTGCGGAGAAACGCATAATGAATGATCTGCGTAAAGTAAGCAAAAGGATTTTGGGATTTCTCAGGATTAAAATTATGAATGTACTGAACGCAATTTTCGATTCCATCAGAGATCATATCCTCCTTAAACATGTAGTTTACAAAGTTCGGTTTGAAGGACAAGTGATTTGCGATCTTCAAGAAACACTCCCCAATGTAGCGTGGAATGGGAGGTTTGGGAAGACCTTTTGCTACTGCAATCTCTTTGTCTTCACGATACTTGATAAGTGCTGCCAGAAATTCTTTATTATTGACGTAATGTTCCGACCTTTTTCTCTTTGCCATGGGTCTTATCATAAACTTATATCATAATATCTATCAATTATATCATTTCCACAAACACTTGACAAGTATCAAAAACACGATAGAATACCTTTGTGGAGGTTGATAAGAAAGGCTTAATTACTTACTTTTATAGAGTTTCTCTAGTATTTCTTTTACATCATTAACATTACCAATCCTACCCATTCTACGATTAATTTTAGATTCGTTGGGAGTGGTATCTTGAGAGGACCTTACATAGTCCTGATACATCATGATCATTTCAATATCGTTCGATTCGGACATTGTAAGTACATCACTCATGTTAATTACAAACATGTCCTCTGTAGTTGTCTTCAGCCAAGGTTCTATTTTGTAACCTGCAACACCATGTTTCGTTCTAATCTCATCAACAATGATTGGATTAGATACTAGGAGCATTGTTCTGTCATCTTCTTCTGAAGCAGCAACTCTAGCAAAGAGTTCCTCTCCTGTTTTTAACTTTAATGTACAGTAAAAATCGTCTTCTATCATGTTTTTAATTGAATAGTGATTATCTCATAGTTAAAATTTTCTTCATTATAAATTTTAATTCTTTCTATGAAATGATTAAGAGTGTAATTTTTTCTTGATTTAGTTGAACAATCATCAGATATATCGTAAAGAGTTGCTTTTACTTTGTCTTTTCCTTTTCTAAGAACTCGTCCAATACTCTGAAGATTGCGGATTCTGGACTTACTTGGAGAGGCAAAGATAACATTATGGAGTTTTTTAATATTGATACCTGTACTAAAAGTTCCATAAGAGGCGACGATAATAGCGTTGTTTTCTCGTTCTGTAATTTCTCTTACTTGTTCTCTCTCCTCAGCATCTACTCCGCCATGTACAAAAAATACCTTACGGTCATCTCGCTTGTTATTATTTATCTCATCGTAGAGAACCTGGCCATGTGCTTCGACTCTTGCAAAAAGAATAAGTGTATTTCCTTTAAGATCTAATGCAAGGTTTTTAATGAAACGGTTTCTCTGTTCATGAGAGATAAGATATTCAATCTCATCATTGTAAGTTTCAAAAGTTTGTGGTTTGTGCTTGAGAACTAAACATTGTATATCTAATTGAGATAGATGTCCTTGTCTCATCAACTCATCAGTTCTAGTAACTTTGTATGATGGTCCAAAGAGACCTTCTAGAACCCATTTGTGAGTTTGTGTACCATCTAAAGTTCCAGTGAACCCAAATCTATATTTTGCATGATGAAGTTTAGTCATAATCTGAATTAAAGATTTAGACTTGAATAAATGTGCTTCATCACCTATAATACAACCATAGTCTTCAAAGAAAGATCGTTCTAGTTTATATACTGACTGCCAAGTTGTAATTGTCACTGGAGCATCATTACTCTTTTCCCTTCCAGAATAGATTTTATGACAATATGAGTCAGCATCCCAACCATAATCAAGAAAATCCTTGTACATCTGCTCTACAAGAGATGTCGTCGGAACAACTAAAAGAATTTTTTCTCCTCGGTCTACATAATATCTTACGAGAGAATAGATCATCAATGATTTGCCAGAAGCAGTGGGGCTTATCAATAGCTTTCTATTGTGCTTTAGAGCGCCGTATACTCCCTCAATTTGATATTTCCTGGGAGTGTGAACACAAATAGAATTCATATAATCCTTTACACCTTCTTCTGAGATGTGCTCATTCTCCTCATAAGGAGTACCATAGAACTTATTATCCTCAAACTTATAACTATATCCGTATTGCTCGCAGAAATTTACGATTTTATCTAACAGACCGACATAGATTTGCTTGGAACGCATATCAAAGAGATGAATCTCTCCATTCCAGTTTCTACCACGGTACTGTGGCATAAATTTCGCATTAGGAACCTCAAACTTAAAGTGATCTCTAAGTTCATATTCTATATGAGGTTCAGTATTAATTTTTAGAAATACTTCGTTTGATTTTGATATAACAAGATTGGCAGTTGTATCAATCACGTAGATCCATTCATCTACGAATATTTATTACATATTGCTAAACCTATGTTCAAGCATAATTCTATAGAAATGATCTCTCATTGCCTGAAGGTTTTCTTGCTCCTCTGCTTTTCCACCAGACCATTTCTCACAAGCTTGGGAAAGACCCAAGTGAATGATACGAACTGCTTCTATTGGTAGTTCCAGATGATAATAATCTTCTTCTTCCATTATCCTAGTCCTGCATTAAATCTCATAAACTCTATGGCGTTTTTGATTTGATAAGTTCTATTAGTTATCTGTTTGAGAATACTTTCGATGTATACTAACATCGTATCATAGTAATCTATCTTCAAACATATTGTAGACAATTTTTCATCAGCGTCAAGATACTTTTGCATTGTATCCTTGTCACGAATCTTTTTTGGAAATGGATTTTCTACGTATACATCAGGATCAGCTTTACCACTGAAATATTCATATCTTTCGTGTCTAATATTTTTTCTTTGCTGCTCTGCTTTCTTTCTCATTAGAAAGATAGTGTTGTACATTTCAAAATACTTCGCATGGAGAGTGGGAATATTTGTGGACTCCGTGTGAAGGTTGTCCATGTCAATCTTAGAATCTTTTTCCCACATTCCTTGAAGTGCATCAAGGTCGATCATAAAGGACGATTACGCATATCAACTATATTGTACATAGTATACTTGAAACTTACCTCTGCTGTAAAGTACTCGATATCTGTATCAGTTGCATCAAAAGTAACAGTTGATAAGGAATATGGAAATACATCTTTAAAGAATACTTGAAATTTGGGAACTAAGTTATTGCTGAGGATTTGTAATGTAGCGTCAGAATATATGTTTAATCCTTCATTCTTATATTGTCCACCTACATCACCAGGACCAAGTTTTTGGAGATCAATGATATCTTTTCCAGATTCAGGATATCCTAATCCACGAATCCATTTTTGGATTTCCATGTAGTTACCAAGATCTTCATCGACCAAGAATCGAATCGTCAAATCCCCAAACTGAACTTTGTCTCCTGGGATATCAAGATCTCTTAGATAAGTCGATTGAGTTGCTGTTCCCATATCCATAGATGGGATATTTGCTTGGTTGCAGAAGAAAGCAACTTGAGGACTTCTCTTCAGGAGAAACTTAAATCCTGTTGGGGATAGAAAATTTCTATTCTCAATTTGTCTTGATGAGGTATCGGGCATTATTATTCACTAACAACAGTTGCGCCAGTCCAACCACCATTAGTTCCATCGGTGTTATTCATTTCGCTACTAGGATCACTAGAGTAGATCTTTCTTTCAGAGTAGTCATCAGTCCATCTTCTATTACCAGTATAGTATACATCTACACTAGAATTGATGAGACTTGGTTTCTTGATGTGATAAGGCATTTTTTTTATTTCTCTACATCCTTATTTAGTACTAAAAAAGGGGGTAAAACCCCCCATGCCAGTTATCTTTTTTTGTTTTTAAAGTAATCACTCTCACACTTAAAGTAGATTCGTGTTTGGATAAATTTAGGATCTATGTATTTGGTTGGATTTGGCATGTGTTTGAATTTGTATTTAATAGGATTTGTATGTATTAAAATGTGATCGTATTTGTGAGGTGTCATAAAAACCAATAAGGCATCCCTATTTATAAAGTTGCATAAAAAAAAGACCCCCCGAAGGAGGTCTTGTAACAATGTGAATATGGATCACATGAGGTTCTTGACAGTAACGCGCTGATAGTAACGGTTGCTGTTGACCTTAAGAGCGCCGAGACCCTGGGTGGTTCCTTCTGCGAATGGGTTAGCGACCAGACCATAACGGGTCTTGAAGCCAATCTTGGGCTGGAAGGAGTTCTCTCCAACGGCACGAACCATCTGGAGGGGAACATAAGGGCAATAGAACAGACCTGCGTCATAAGGGGAAGTGCCCTTATAACCAACAACGTAGTACTGGTTAGCAGCAGAGTTTGCAGAATAAGGATCGATGTATACGCGATACTTACCTTGCAGAACACCAGCGAAGGTGTTACCAGTGTCATCAACGTTAAGGTTAGCGTTGAGTGCAGGGGTGTAGTCGAGCACACCAGCCATGGTCAGTGCAGAAGCAACGTCTGCAGAGCACATGATGATGTTGCCCTTTCCTCTACGAGTTCTTTGGGCGATGCGGTTTGCATCTCTCTCGATTTGGAACAGAAGACCCTTGAACTTCTCAACCGACCAACGTCCGTTAGAGTCGATGTCGAGGTCAAACTCACCAGCGGTAGCAACGTTAGCAGCAGCACCTTGCTCAGCAACCTTATAGATGGTTCTGATGACTTCTCTGTTGATTTCCGCGAGGATTTCAGTAGAGAGGATGTTAGCAAGTTCTGCTTCAGCGTTAAGACCGTGGATTGCCTTAAGGTCTTGTGCCAGTTCCAAGGAGTACTCAGCTTTGAGTGCTCTGGATTTAGCGGTTACAGTGACCTTCTCGATCGAGAATGCCATCTGGTTGAATGCGTTAGCACCAGTGTCAAGTGCCTCAGCAGAGTCGGTACGCATACCCTGACCGACGTTGTATGCGGTCGAAGTTGCAGAACCAGTTGGGTTCAGGACGGAAGGGTTGGTGCCAGACTGAGAAGTAGTACCCAGACCAGCAGCAGCATCGGAGAAACCGTTGGCATCATCGAGACCAGAGGGTTGTCCGGAGAATGCGGAATCGACTTCATCGAAGAAGGTCTCGGTTCCAGACTGATCGGTCTTACGGGAGCGCATCGCGAAGATGAGTCCAGTAGGTCCGCTCATTGGTTGAACGCCAGCCAGGTCATAAGCGACCAGGTTAGGCATGGAGCGTCTGATCAGAGAGATCAGAACGGGGTCGAAACCAGCAGTAGGACCTGCAGCAGCAGCGGAACCGGTGAATCCACCGTTACCTACTTGGTTGGTTGGTTGTTCGGTCAGCATACCACCTTCATTGAAGGCAGACTGCTCACGCATGAATTTTTCTTGGTTTTCGAGCAGGACAGCGGTGACAGCTCTACGATGTTGATCCTTGATCGCGTCGCATCCTTCAGCATTCAGAAGGGGTGCCCACTTTTCCTGCAACTGTTCGGATTGGAACATTTGCTTAAAAGGTAATGTTTACGGTTTGATTTAATGTTGAATTCAGTTTTGCTTACCGAAAGAACCCAGGGTTCTGAGATATGCAGCCATGGAATTAGAGTAAGACTCAGTTCCCGACTGATCTACACCCTCAGAGAGGGTTTCGGATTTAGCATTGGAAGTCTCTTTCTTAGAGGTGAAATACGACTCTTTGAGGGTTTCCAATTTATCACGATATTGATCTTCACTCTCAAACTCTACACTTTCGGAAAGTGAGGCGAGCTTCTCCTTCTGAGTCTGTGCAAGACCTTCGGATACTTGATCGAGAATACCACCTGCAGTTGCCTCTGCGAGGCGACCATTCAGGTTGATGTTCTTCTCGATTTGCTCGTTGAGTTTTGTCTCCATATCATCAAGTTTTTCTACCATACTCTCAAGTACATCATATTTATCTTCAGGGATTGATACATAATGTTCTTCAAAAAGACCCTTCATTCCAGAGAGGAACGATTCGGTCATTTCGGTCTTGAGACCTGCCTCAATGGCGAGTGCGTTTTCTTCAAACCACTCGTCAGAGACATACTCAAGATAAGAATCTACACGCTCAGCGAGAGATTCTTTTGCTGCTTCGATTTCTTCTGAAAGTGTGGCAGCATACTGTGCTTCCAGTTCTTCTTTAATACCAGCAACTTTTGCATTGATTGCTGCTTCAAAGATGGTCTTTGCCTTTTCTTTGAATTCTTCGGAGAGTTCTTCGCCACCGAGGAGAGCATTAACGTCTTCTTCGACATCATACTCAGCAATGGTTTCTTCTTCAGCGACTACTTCATCGGTAGTTGCCTCTTCCTCTTCAATGGTGTCTTCCGAGGAGAGTTCCTCTTCCTCTTTCTTCATGGTGGGCATAGGATCTGCTTTTCCTGCACCTTTATTTACAACATCTTTAACCTGCTTGAGGGTTCCGCCTGGTTCTTTGAGCTTAGCAGAATCATCATCAGGCTTGTAGTTTTCTGGGGTAGGACCACCAAGATCCTCTACACCTGCTAACTGGGTTCCTGGATCTGCCATTTTAGGCATAGGATCAGCAGGTTGTGCTCCAGCATTAACAGCGGTGCGGGATTGCTGTGTCTTTACTTCCATTTCTTGTAATTTTTTACCACGAGACATTTGAACTCTCCGTTTTTCCGTTATTTAAAACTATATTTATTTATAAAATTAAAGATTAGATAAGAAGTCATTGAACAAGTCTAACTTATGCTCGTCTAATTGTTTTTGGTCTACAAGAGTATTGATTGTCTTGTAGGTTTTTTCAGCAAACTTCTCACGAAGAATGCCACCATCCCATACCCAATCCTTACCTTCCATAATGCCTTCAACGAAAGCATCAGGAGCAGAGGGATCAGCAACAATATCAGCGGCAGTTGCCAGCATAAAGTCGTCACCGACAACATTGACACCCTCACGGGTCATTTTTAAGGATCCAATGCCGCGAGAAGAAACACCAAGTTTTACACCCTCTTCAATCAAAGAAGATGCAATCTTACCCATTGGTGTGTTAAGCAGTTTCGCTTTACCAATGAAGTTAGAACCAGACTCTCTCAGAGAAACAATCTTGTGGGAAACTCTATCAAGATTAACGGTAGGACCGTCAGGGTGGCCAAGTTCGCCAAGTGCTCTACCTGCCTGAACATGATTTTCGTTGTAACGACCAACCTCACGGCGGAGAGTTTCCAT